TTAGGGGCTTTCAGCCCCACGCTCTCCCAATAGGAAGCAAGGCTTAAGGCCTTGCGACCCCCCAAGAAGGGGTCCACTGAAGGACCCCCTAAAGATGGGATAGTTATGTCTAAACCTAGACCAGGCGACAACAACAGATTTAAACTTGCCCCAGGTGCATCATTTTCCAGCACTGATGCCAAACAGAAGATTATTGATTTAATCAACCAAGGTCACACGGTAGAAGATTCTTGCCGCGCAGTTGGCAAATCTATAAAGTCTTATGAATATTATCGGGCTAGTGATCCAGATTTTAAAAAAGCAATTGACCTATCTCGTGAGGTAAGAAATCGTAAGGGTGTAGTTTCCCCAGAAGATGCCTCAATCACATTTGAGGACTTTAGAGCAACCTACCTTTCATCCCAGACCTTCCCCCATCAGAGGAACGTCATCAGCCTTCTTGAAGAAGGCAAGCCTGCTTGGGTTCACGAAAATATGATTTATGAACCAGGGATGCCAAACTACGTCCTAGTCAATATGCCTCCTGAACACGCTAAGTCAATGACAGTATCTATTGACTACGTCACTTATCGGATCTGCATAGATCCCAATGTTCGGATCAAACTGGTATCTAAGACTCAGTCAATGGCAAAAGAATTTTTATATGCGGTTAAGCAAAGACTTACCCATCCAAACTATATTGATCTTCAACGGCGCTATGCGCCAGTAGAGGGCTATAAGGCTACCTCTGAGAAGTGGACGCAAGACGCTATCTACCTAGAGCGTGACTCAGGAGAAAAAGATCCCACACTTCAGGCCTTAGGTATTGGTGGTCAGATTTACGGCGCACGTGCTGATCTGATTATCCTAGACGACTGTGTGACTCTGGCAAATGCTAATGAGTATGAAAAACAGATTAGATGGATCCAACAGGAAGTTTTAACCCGTGTTGGTCCTACTGGTAAAATTCTAGTTGTAGGCACCCGCGTAGATCCTATGGATCTTTACCGTGAGATGCGTAACCCAGAAAGATATCCAGATGATAAGTCACCTTGGACCTATCTGGCTATGCCAGCAGTTTTAGAATTTGATGATGAACCTAGCAAATGGAAAACCTTATGGCCTATGTCAGATCGGCCTTGGGCAAATGATTTAACACCTGCTGATGAGAATGGCTTATATCCTAGATGGGATGGAGTCAATCTTCGTAAGAGGCGCGGAGTATTAGACCCAAAGACTTGGGCAATGGTTTACCAGCAACAAGATGTTGAATCTACCGCCGTCTTTTCACCTGAGTGTGTAAGAGGATCTGTAGCAGGTATGAGATCTGTAGGACCTCTAATAGCAGGCGCTCCTGGACACCCAGAGACAGTTACATCTCAATATGTAGTTTGCTCTATGGACCCAGCAATGAGTGGAGATACATTCTCCGTAGTATTAGCAGGAGATCGTGGCACTGGCAAGCGGTACTTGCTTGATGCAAGCAGGATGCCAGCACCTACACCTGCGGCAATTAGAGAATTAATATTTGCTTGGACTGAAAGATACCAACCTAAAGTATGGGTAATTGAGAAGAACGCTTTCCAACTATTCCTTACCCAAGATGAAGAGATCAACAAGTTCTTGGCTACTAGAGGTATCAGATTAGTTCAGCACTATACAGGTGTAAACAAAATGGATGCTGAGTTTGGTGTTGCTTCTATGGCACCTTTATTTGGATCATCGGATGCAACTGGAAAACATTTAAAGAATAATCTTTTAGAATTACCTAGAACAGATAATGAACATATCAAGGCACTGATTGAGCAATTAATTACTTGGTCAGCGGGAACAAAAAATAAACAAGACGGTCCTATGGCTCTCTGGTTTGCTGAAACTCAAATGAGAAGTTACATCAACCAGTCAGGTGCTTATGGAGGGTCTTGGGTTAAGAATCCATTCCTTACACCAAATGACCTACGCAAACGTCAGGTTGTTAACTTAGAAGAATATGCGAAACTTCAAGAGAAGCACGCAGTAAACGGGGGAACGTTTTGGCACTAGACATTATAGAGATCAGTGGCAAGGTAAAGAAGTTACGTGAGAAGTACAGCACTCGTGACTCTCGCTATGCCGACTTACTCTCAATCCGTCAAGGTAACATCCAACAAGTATTTCCTAGCCAGTTCCCAGACGATTATCCAAAGCCTATGGTGGCTAACTTTATTGATGTGGCAGCACGAGATGTAGCAGAAGTAATTGCTCCACTACCTACATTCTCTTGTATGACTACCAATAGCACATCTGATCGCGCTCGTAAGCGTGCTGATATCAGAAGTATGATTGCTGCTGGATATAGAGACTCTTGTAACTTACAAACCACAATGTACACAGGTGCAGATCGCTATATCACTTTTGGTATGTTGCCATTTATTATTGAACCTGATTATGAAAATAATCGCCCAATGATTCGTATTGATTCTCCAATCGGTGCTTACCCTGAATGGGATCGCTTTGGCAAGTTACTTACATATACAAAGAGATACACCAAGAGTGTTCGTGAATTATGTAATGAGTTCCCAGAACACGAGTCATCAATTCGTGGACCTTATGAGAAACGTGAATCTGAGCGTATGCTTGAGATGTACCGTTACCAAGACAAAGATCAGACAGTTTTATATTTACCAGAACGCAACAACTTAGTATTAGCACAAGCCAAAAATGAACTTGGTGAACTAACAGTAGTTATTGCAATTCGTCCAGGAGTTGACTCAGATGAGAACCAACGCGGACAATTTGATGATGTTATGTGGGTTCAAGTAGCACGTTCTCGCTTTGCAACTTTGGCTTTAGAAGCAGCACAAAAATCTGTTCAAGCACCTTTTGCTTTACCCGCAGATGTGAATGTATTGGAAATTGGCCCAGATGCCACTATTAGATCAGCCAATCCAGAAAAGATCCGCCGCGTTGCATTAGACATTCCAGCAGGAATCTTTCAAGAGAACGCAAACCTAGACCAAGAAATGCGTGTTGGTTCACGTTACCCAGAAGGTCGTCTAGGACAACAATCAGGTTCTATTGTAACTGGTCGTGGTGTACAAGCACTTATGGGTGGCTTTGATACACAAGTTAAAACAGCACAAGCAGTACTAGCGGAAACATTCCGTCACGTAATGCGTGTATGTTTTAAGATGGATGAAGAATTATTTGGTGATGTTGAGAAAGAAGTACGCGGTGTTAATGCTGGCGCTCCTTATGAGATTACCTATAAGCCAAAAGAAGCCATTCAAGGCGACTATTGGTGTGATGTTACTTATGGCCTTATGGCAGGACTTGATCCAAACAGAGCATTAGTATTTGGATTACAGGCTCGTGGAGATAAATTAATTTCTCGTGATTTCCTACGCCGTCAAATGCCTTGGGAAATTAATGTCACTATGGAAGAAGAAAAGATTGAAATTGAACAACTAAGAGATTCGTTGATTCAAGCAGTTTCTGGTTATGCACAAGCGTTACCTGCTATGGCTGCGCAAGGGCAAGATCCTTCACAAATTCTTACTGCAATGGCAGCCGTAATTGATGGCCGTCAAAAAGGTAAATCTATTGAGGAAGTTGTACAGGAAGCATTTGCTCCTAAACCACAACCTGAAGTTTCTCCAGAAGCGCAGAGTACCGCTGGTGAGGCTGTCGCCCCAGGTCAGGCCCCTTCTGGAGAACCTAATCTTCCAGCAGGACTGCAAGCATCAGGACGTTTATCAGGAGTAGCACCTGGACAACAGGGAATGGCTCCTGGAGGTAGACCAGCACTACAAACATTACTTGCTGGACTTAATTCTTCTGGGCAGGCCAACTTAAGTGCTGGCGTTCTCAGAAGGCAACCCGTCTGATATCACGGTTGCCTAAACATAAAACCCTATAGGAGAAAACAAATGAAAGCATCACCAATGAGCATCAAGGCGCCTAAGCCTGCTAATCAAGGCGGAATGGCTAAAGCCAACGTACAGCCAGCAAAGATCCAACCAAAGGCAGCAGCAAACAAGCCTAAGATTGGAACAATCGTATACAGCAAGCAACCATCAGGAACTCGTGGTTCTAATAAGGGTGCTAAGTAACCAAAATGGGAAGTGCTGAACAAAGATTAAAGGCTCTTGCAGCAACTAATCGTGCTAAAAATGTTAGTGCTGATTCTAATAGCGCACGATCTGCTGCTCACGCCCAACTTAAAGAAACTAAAGGCGTTATTACACGAGAAGATATAACCAAGGCTTCTGAAAATGTAGCAGCACAACAAAAAGTAGATCGTGAAAAAACTGCATCTCGTGCAAATTATATTGCACAAGGTCCAAACTCTAAGCCAGTAAGTACTGGTAAATCTTTTGTTCATCCTGATAATAAGGCAGCAAAAGGAAATTAATGCACGAACACGACCACAGCGAGGATGAGATCCCGCTGAGGGTAACCTACTGGGATATCCTCGCTTTGGTTGCAAGTCTATTTTTAAATTTATCTTTATCAATAACAAATTTTTTTAACGGGTTAACAAATATGTTAATTGCACAAGCAGATTTCGTGGATGAGAAATTATCATTTCACGAGTATGCAGCCCGAACCATTGAGAAATTAAGAAAAGGTGAGTGAATATGGCAGGAAAAGGTGGTTATCAAAAGCCTAATAACCCATCCACAACACCATCACTACCAGGCTCATTGAGCCAACGCACCGATGGCGGACCAGCATCAAAGCAAACAGCGCAATATATCTCAGGTATGCCAAATTGGGGAGATGGTCAGGACTTAATGGACATAAGCACTAGCGCACCTTTGGCAGCAACACCAAACGCAAAACCAATGCCAGCAGCACAAGTTCGTGATGCTGCTATGCAAGGTATGGCACAACCTACTGGCTTACTTGCACCTACACAACAACCAAGTGTTGCAGTTACAGATGGTGCTGCTCTTGGAGCAGGACGTGGTGTTGAAGCATTAAATCTACAATCACAAGATTTATCACAATATCAAACTGCAAGGGATCAAGTTCAAGCACTGGCAGCAAGCCCTATGGCTTCACCAGCACTTAAATATTTGGCTCAACGTATCAATCAGGTGTACTAACTTATGGCAGATAAAGTTATACAAGCCAACCAAGTTCTTGCAGATAATCCACAACTACAGCATACCCCTGCATTAGTTGGAGATGTTTTAAATTCACCAAACCCTGCAGTTGCAGCAACCAATATTAGTCATTTAAATAATGGCGTTGCTTTTCAACAAGCGGTTCAAGATAATATTGCTACTCACGGTAGCGAAAACATATTTCAATCTATGTTTGGTGGCGCTGCTAAAGTTGTAAGTGGTAGCCTAAAATGGATGGCAAAACCATTACAAGAAGTTCAACGCGATTATAAATTTATTCATTCAGTTTATACACGTCACGGTATTATTAATGGCTTTATGGC